TACAATGGATGTTCGAGGCATACAATATCGTTATGTGAAGATGAAATTCAATCTTTACAACTATCATTCAAATGATGGTGTTAATGGTAGAAACTTCTTAGGTATCACTTCTGGTGTTGGTGATGGCGTAACTATTATGAGAGATAATAGTTCTGAAGGTGATGCCCAGCATATCTTTACATATTATTCTGCTATCTCTGATAATGATGGTAATGGTTGCCCTTCTGCAACTCCAACATTTCCCTCACATGTACGGGTAGGAAGTAATCCTGGTGGATTTATGGGTAGTAGATTCTGCTGTTTTTCTAGGGAAGGTAGTAGTTATGGTGCAGAATATGTTAGAAACTTTACTCCATACGCTGGAGATAGTAGTGGTGGCACTGTACCTAATGCCTTTACTGGTGATGCTTGGTATGAAATAGACTTAGGTATAAACTATCCTCAAAATTTACATTGTGTCATTCATTCCGATCAAGATTCTGGTAATGAGGACACATATATAAAACGAGGAGTTGTGCTCGTTCGTCCTGCATAAATAATACGAAGGAAACAGAACCGTAATGTCTCAATTAAATGTTGACAGATTAATATCCTTAGGTGGAGGTGGTGGTACTGCCTACATTCAATTAGAGTCTAGTGGTAACTTTAATTTTGACACTGGCACTTTATACATTGATAGTACAAATAATGAGGTGGGGATTGGTACTACTACACCAAGAGCATCTTTAGATATTGCTACTACTGATGGCATCATTGTACCTGTAGGAACAACTGCCCAAAGACCAGGAACACCCGTTGAAGGTTTATTCAGATACAACTCAACAGACCGAACTTTTGAAGGTTATTCTTTCAATACAGGTACTAATGCTGTAGAATGGGGACCAATTGCTGGTGCTGGTGGAGGAACACCTAATCAATCTACAGATAGATTTAGTTTTGATTATTCTAGGGGTGCCGTACTAAAATCAGACGGAACTAATGCTTATTGGGATCATTCTGGTCAGTCAACCGAATGGGGTATGGCAAGAATTTGGACGCATGGATATGTTGGTGGAGGTTATCAAAGTGGTAGTCCCTGGAATAATGTAAACCGTACTGTTCATGCTACAGACACATCTACAAACCTTGGTAATACTTTAGATAGATCTGGTGCTTACATGGCAGGGTCATTCTCAGATAATCGTCACTGGTTCCACTCAATGGAGAACACTTATAGAGGTTCTTCTAACTATACATCTGGATTCAGTATGACCTCTGAGTCAGGTATTACTCACCAGGCACAGTGGGATATGACTGTTAGTAGAGGTTCGATGGGTTCATTCCAAGATTATGAATTCCAAGGAGGTTATTCATATTTAATTGGTGGTGGTAATGCAAGAACTGATGCGATGAATCTCAAAACTGAGGTTATGAGAACATCAGGATTTCCTCCTAATCATAGCGATGGTGGTGAGGATCCTACATGGGGTGGTAACGCAAGACTAAAAGGTTGGTATAAGAGAGCTGGTACTCGTCAAGCATTAATTTGGAATACTGAATCTTGGCAGAACTGGGAACAAGGTCCAGGTGGTGATGGATGGAAGAAAATCCTCGGTACTATGTTAGGTCACATGTATGTTGGCACTGGCAATAATGCTCAGAATGGTAATAATAGAGTTGATGATTCTACTGGTATTCAGACAAGAGGGATCGACTTTGGTAATATGGGAGAGGAAAACTTCCAGATTGGTATGAGAAAAGGTTATTGTCTGGGTAACTATAATGGTGCTCAGAATAATAATACTTTCAAGGTAAACTACGCTAATGATGCTTTTGCGAACCTTGGAGGTTCTTCACCACCATCTGGTCATGGCGGCATGAGTTCTGCTCACTGTTCATCTGCATCTGCTATTTCGGGTGTTGATGATGCTGGTGCGGCACAGTATGATTACGGTACAAATATTCCTAACTACTAATGAATAATCAAAACGACGTTATTGTCATCGACTTAGAAAAGTTTCCTCATCTGGATAATTGGGGAACAAAACTTGGTGGTCATCTTGGATTGGAATATTTTTACTTAGAAGATGAGTATTTTGATTATATTCCTCAGTATGTAAACTATCTGCGTTTTTCTTCAAAGGAAGGAACCTTGGGTTCAAAGTATTGGGGTGAAGCGAGGAGTGCAAGATCCGAATATGCTGAAAGTGAAGAAGGAACGACACAAAAAGATAAGGTCAGTGTTGATAATGAATTAGTCAGAACATACACTATTCCTTTTATGAAGAGTGTGATTCGTCTTAAAGTACAAGAAATTTTTGAAAAAAGATATAACGAACTACGCACTAAATATAGTGTATTGGAGGATGCAACCTGGCAAGACCAGTTATCAGAATCCAAGACATATCTTGAAGATGAAACTACTGCTGTCACATTAATTAATAGATTAGCAGAGATTAGAGGGTTGACAATCAAAGAGTTTGCTACTATAGTGGTAGAGAAACAAACCGATTGGAAAACTAAGTTACATGATCTTGCTGTGCAAGAACAAACTATCCTTATTAAAATCAAAGAGTGCTTTAACGTTGCTGATGCAAATGTTTTTCTTGAAGATTACTTCGGCATTGAAATGTCAAGTCAACAATGTTTAGAATTTAATAGATGTGAAAAAAATGATGAAACAGGACTCATTACAAGAAAAGAACCCTTCAAATACGGACTCAGGTTCTAATGAACTGAATCTTCCTATTAGTAAAACACTGGAAGATTTGAAAAATATTTCTGCTTGGGAAGTTGAAAACTCTGATGTAGCATTAATGCAGTGGGCAGATCAAATCCCATTTGGTCAAAGTGAATTTCAAAATCGTTATTATGTAATCAATTCACAAATAACTCCATGGAGACAATTGCGTCAAGCAATTATGGAGTTACAAGCAAGAACAAATAGTTTACAAAAGATTACAGTACAATATAGACGTAATCTTAATGACATGGCGCGTCTTAAAAGTGAGATTGCTGAAGAAGAAAACGAATTTACAAAAACTGATCTTGAGTGTCAACTTGAAATCTGTAGACTTGATACACAAATATGGATGAATAAAATCCGTCAGTGTAAAGAAGAGACTGATGGTATTATGCGTATCATCAAAGAACGCACTGATAGTGAAGATTTAGATTCTGTCATTGCAACGTTTGAAGACCCTGCTATTGTTGAAGCAGAAGAGCATAAGTATTGGATTGCTCGTATGGCAAAGCAATGTGCCATTGATTTATTAACTACTGGTAGAGTTCAATCAGGTAACTTAGAAAGTATGTTGATGATGAAACCTGAAGACCAAGCAGCAATTACTGATCTTGCTCTTACATACTCTACTGCAATGAATCATTCCATTGGAAAGTTCAAAGAGATTGCAGAAAATAAAGTAGAAAATATGCTGTCAGGTCATGGACCTGAAATGTTTGACACCTCTGGAATATTCACTGATTATGCAACTAACAACATCACAAACCGCACTCTTCAGTCTTCCAATCAATCCGAAACTTGATCCAGAGTATATTGAGGAGAGTTTTATTCCTTTCCTCAATAAACATAAGCATTTAATTTACGATTTATATTTTACATCTAGGATGCCTCCATTCGTACAAGATGCGATGGGGGATGTTTTTCGTACAACAAAGAATGCTCAGGGTGCTGCAAAGAACTCACTTTATATTATGCAGGAGACGGGTATTCCTCTGTCTGCTACATTCAATAATATATGGGTAAGACCTGACCAAAAGAACTTAAATCTATGGATTGAGAACTTTAAGTTTCTATATGATGCTGGAGTTAAAACTGTTACTCTCCCTCATACATCTTGGGTGATGACAGGACAAATTCAGAAAGAATATCCTGACCTAAAGATTAAGAATACTATTCTTCGTGAGGTAGTCAAACCAAACGAGATTGTTACGCTTGCTAGTTCTGGATTTCATTATATTAATTTGGATCGTGATATTATGAGGGACCAAGATGCCTTGGTTCGTATCATGGATGCAAAGAAGTATTGTGCAGAGAAAGGAACTCCCGTAGAGTTTTCATTGTTAGCTAATGAGCATTGTTGGGGTGGTTGTCCCATCATGCCAGAGCATTATCAATACAACAGTACACGTCAGGGCACAGAACCTCAGTATTTTAACAGCGAGATCAGTCGCATTTCATGTTCACGATGGGATGAATATGATTCTGCAACAGAACTTAAGCGTGCTAATATACCGCCCTGGAGAGACGATTGGCAATGGTTTCTAGATAATGGCATAGATGTATTCAAACTGCACGGCAGAGAGGATGCTATGCGCCTTAGAGAGTCTATGGATATTATTGAACGATGGGAAAATGGCGATGAGATGATGTTTCCTGACTTTGATAAGTACATGCAGGATGTTGATATGCCTGATGCACCTATTAATATCTGGAGACAGAAGATTAAGACATGTAAGTTTGACTGTTGGGATTGCAACTATTGCGAGTCTGTGATACAATCTAAATTAAAGAAGCAAAATCGCACAATGAATCCTCTTGTAGAAAGAATTACTCGTGCCATCGATGGTGCAGTTGATAATAACTCTAACTTTAATCCTATTGATTATGATGTTGTTGGTCTGTCTTCTAACAAAGTAAGACATTTCCTCAACAATCTTCTTAGTGAGCGTGGCACAGTATATGCTGACGTTGGTTGTTACATGGGTAGTACACTATTTGCTGCTATCATGGGTAATAGTGCTGTAAAAGCATATGCTATCGATGATTTTTCAGACTCTACAGTGAAACCAATGCGTAAGGAACTTCAAGAAGATTTTGAGGTTGATAATCCTGCTGAGGTGTTTGTACAAAACTATGAGAAGTGGCAGAATCCAAATGTTGCCGTTGGTTTAGTTGTTAAACCTATCTCTCAGGTAGTATTCAATCCAGAGTATCCCCCTCAGGTTCTATTCTATGATGCTGAGAATGATCCCAAACGAATGCAACCAAATCTAGAATATCTTCACAATCAATGTGCTGATTCTTATATTCTTGTTGTTGATGATGCAAACTTTGAAGGAGTTGTATCATGTACTGATGCGTTCTTAAAGGATAAGAATTATGTCTACAAAAGATTGATTACAACTGAGACACCTGAAGATGTCGATGATTGGTGGAATGGTCTGTATATTATAGTGATTGAAAAGTAATGGAAATTATTGATAACTTCTTAGTTAACTCTGAGTTTGGGCATATTAAACAATCCCTGTTAGGTTCATTCTTCCCTTGGAATATCTCTAAGATTGTTGATGATACTGCCAATAATCATAATAGAAATGTGCAAATGGTTCATATGTTTTATGACCGACATGCTCCAGTTGATGATAGTATTGGGTTACTATATCCTATACTTCAGAAACTACAACCATGTTCATTGTTGAAGATAAAAGCAAACTTTTTGGTTGGTGTAGATAATATTGTTGAACATGGTTTTCATAATGACATTCTAGATGCTGAAGATCGTCCATATCTAAAGACATCTATTTTTTACATGAACACCTGTAACGGTTACACATTATTTGAAGATGGCACTAAAGTTGAATCAGTAGCAAATAGGATAGTAACATTTCCGAATAGCACAAAGCACACAGGAACAACTACAACTGATTCAGAATACAGGATGGTAATTAACTTTAACTACGTTTAGAATATAAATACCTTGGAGAAGTCCAAGGTTTTTTTATATGTCACAGTTAAATGTTGGGACTCTGAATGTAGGCACTACGCAATTTTCTGGAGACAACACTACTCTAAGCACAGCACCTGCAACGTCTCTTGCTGGTTTTCTTACGGGAACACCTTCTGCTAATCATGTAGTTATGTGGGATGGATCGAACTGGGTTCCTGCTGCTATGGGCGGAAGATTCTTGGGTATGAATGTATATACCTCACAGGATGGTACTGCTACTAGTGTAACTCCAACAGGAGGAAGTGGAACTTGGACAAAACCTACTGGATGTAATAATGTTCTAGTATATGTCACTGGCGGTGGTGGTGGTGCAAGAGTTAATGATAATAACTACCGTGGCGCTGGTGGTGGCGGTGGCGCTACTGCTATTAAATATATCGACGTATCTGCTGTTACATCTGTAACTGCAACATATGGCGCAGGTGGTGCATATTCTAGAAATGGTGGTCGTGGAAGTGCTGGTGGAACTAGTTCTTTTGGTTCTTATTGTACTGCTACAGGTGGTCAGGGAGGTTATACTGACAACCCCTATGAAGGTGGAAGAGGTGGAGATGCTAGCGGTGGTGATGTAAACATCCCTGGTGGTGGCGGTGAAATGTCACACGATGCCAACAGAGAAGGAGCATCTGGTTCTAGTTTTTGGTTTAAGGCAGGATCAAACCATCATAACAGTAGTGATGGTGCAAAAAACACACATGGTCAGTGGGGTTCTGGTGGAGGTTATGGTTATTATTCACAGAATGGTGACGCACATAACAATGGTTATGGTGGCGCAGGTGTCGTAATCGTATACAATTATTCTTAAGAACAATGAAAGCATTAGTACATTCAACAGCAGGAACAGTTGCCGACATCGTAGCAGATGATGCTACATTTGAGGTTCATGAGAGTTTTTTGTGGAAAGATATGATTGCTGATTATGATTCGGCAACTGATACTCCAACAGAATATTCTTACGACTCAGCAACTGATACTATTTCAAGGATAGTATATGAAACTCCATCATATGATGTACAAAGACAAATGGCATATGATGCTATGGAACAGCAATTAGATAGTCTTTGGCATGATGTTGATAATGGTAAGTTTGGCGATGGTGCAAAAACAGGCGGATGGTATAATTCGCTACGAAGCACAAAAAATGCTTATCCAAAACCTTGACACTGAATCTAGTGGCACAAGAGGGGTTGCGACCCCTCTTTTTTTATGCTATATTGCATAGGTAAACAAATGACAGGATCATGCCTCAATTCACTCTCATCTGCACCGATGAAGATTCGACGGTAACAACTAAAGAATTTGAAGCAACTATCCTAGAAGATGTTGTAGACAAGACAGGAGACTTTCTGAAGGGTGTTGGTTATTGCTTTGAAGAGTTGCGTACTCAAGTATATCCTCTTCCAGAACTTGATGAAATTCGCTCTATTTACAAGGATGTAGACTGATACATATTAATGTAATTTATTGTTGATTACTTCATTACAATGGGTAAAACTTTTCGGCGTGGCGGAAGCGAGCGAGGGTACTATTCTCCTGGCAAATCTATCCGTGATAAACGAGCAAAAGGCGGCACTAATCGTTCACCAAGATCAGAAGAAAACTATGACGATTTCCAAACCAAAGGAAACAAAAAAGGAAAAAAGTTCAACTCTGAACTTGACAATGATACTGGATGGTACTGAAACTGACTTGGAAGAATTAGAATTTGATGATTACTCTGAGATAGATTACGACCTTGACTTCACCGTACAGTATTAATTTCATGGACTTTGAAAACGAATCACAAGACATTAAGTTCAACCGAGGACTTGATTTGTTCATGGAATCTGTCCTTAAACCAGACAGTAAGTTGCGTGAGTGTGCTCACAACCAAAAATGTTACACCGAACTGATGTATGTCCGTTCTTATGTTCTTGATTATCTAAAAACTCTAAGAAGAGACGACTGATGCAATTTCTACACTCAGCAATCCTTAATATGGATGAGAAGATGGTACTAAAGGATGCGTTGCTTCTGTATGTTTCCGACATACAGAAACGATACTACGCTGATGGTGCAATTCCTGAAGATGTGTATCTAAGTAAGATGGAACACATAAAAGAAATAGTTGAAACATTACATTTGAGTGAGTTATATCGCCAATGAGTATTGAAATGTTCTGTCCCCAATGGTATTACCTTGGGACAGTTTCTGATGAGAAGCAAACATCTATCAAAGATTTGTTTGCTGAGTTCTTATCAATTGAGGACAACTTCACACAACCAAATGAGTGGAACTGTACTGTAAAAAGTTCATTCAATAATCCAAGAAACAATACTGCTCCTTGGACAGAGTTTCTGTCATTAATAAGTGAGCAGATTGATGAGTTCATGAATGACATGTCTCCAATTGTTGATGTGTCGTTAATACCTAAAGAAGCATGGGTTAATAAGTATCCAAAGGGTGGTTTCCAAGAATATCACGACCACTCTGTGCCTAATTGTAACTTAAGTATGGTTTATTTCTTTAGAGAATTTGACGATACGGTCTTTAGGTTCTATAATAACGAGGATTCTAAATATAAATCATCAGGATTAAAGCAGTTGTTCACTATTCCTAGTGCAAATACAATTGTCCCTAAAGCAAATCAGGGTGATATTATGATCTTTCCGTCATTCTATCCCCATTATGTGTGTCCCAATGGCAATGATGAAGAAAGGATTACATTTTCTGCTAACTTCCTTGTGACACCTCAAGAACCTGCACAGGGTTCCCCCCAAACTCCCTAATCTATGCCATACTAATCATGTTGGAAAAAGAAATCCGCCTATTGAACAAAGTCATCAAGAAAGGCGAAAGTGGAGAAGTCAGGTATTCTGATGAAGAACTACACAAACTTAAGACAAAACGTCGCCAGTTGAAAGACTGGAAACAATCAGCAATCACCTCACAAAACAACGGATTCGGTCAGTATGTTCAGCGATGAAACGTTCAATGTCCAATGGGATTCAAAGGACAAAGTACAAATTGAGGAAGATGATTGGGTTTCTTCAGTATTAGGAACTGAAGATGATGCAATCTACGATTTATTGACAGAACTATGATTGGACTACGAGTTAGGATTAAACCCAAGAGCAGAGATGCTATTGAAATGTTTAGATATGACATGAAGCGATGCAATGTGATGTATGTCACTGATCGTAAACGCTTGTGGCATCTATTTAATCCTGACTCGGGTATTAATCTTTGGGTGCATCCTACAGACGATCCTAACTGGGAAATTATTCGATGAAAAAAGATTATGATCGTTGGCGTATTCTCTGGAAGAAGGAGAAGAAACCAGGATTTTATGCAACTCAAGAAGTTGTAGTTTATGGAATGCACAACGTTGAATATGTAATCGACAATGTTGTGCCAGAAAATGTAAACTGGGACGTTCTCCCCATGTGACAGTCAGCAAACTGGTCGGGCACCCTTGACGGGGTGCCTTTTTTGTGCCATACTATAAGAGTCAAAGGAAAAGCATGATTTTTGATTTTGAAACTGAGTATCATTGGGGTGCTCTCATGGTCAAACTTGTTCCTATGTTTGCCATGGATGTTTACAAAGCATCTGATGATGAGTTAGTATGGGTCTTTGATGTGAACAATCCCAAAAATGGTTATCATGTCCCTGCTCGCAATCTCTCCACCTATTCTTATTGATTATGCGTAAACCATTCCTTAAGTGGGCAGGCAACAAGTATAGAGTGCTGGATCATTTACTGCCTCTAATTGGTACTCCAAAAACATATGTTGAACCGTTCGCTGGTAGTTGTGCAACAGCATTGAATGTTGATGCCCAACGATATGTGATGAATGATATTAATGCTGACCTTATCAATCTTTATAAGTACCTGATTAACCCAAACGACGACAGTTTTATTCAACACTGTGGCGACTTCTTTCGTCCTGAGAATAACGACAAGGAAGAATATATTTCACTCCGTAAGTATTTCAATGACAGCACTGATACACTAGAACGCTCACGTCTGTTTGTATATCTCAACCGTCACTGTTTCAATGGTCTGACTCGATATAACTCTGGCGGTGGTTTCAATGTGCCATTTGGTAAGATGAAGAATCCAATGTTACCTAGCACGGCAATGATGGACTTTCGTATGTACTTTCTCATGCGTAAGCATATCTTTGCTAACGTGCATTTTGATGACGGTCGTTTATATGCAGGACTAGGATCTGGTGATGTAGTATACCTAGACCCTCCCTATGTTCCTGCTTCTGATACTGCTAACTTCGCAAGTTATGCCAAGCAAGGATTCTCTTATGATGAGCAAGTTGCACTAGTAAAGAGAGCAGAATCTATTGCTAGTCAGGGTGCTAAAGTTATCGTTAGCAACCATGATACTGACGTTAGTAGAGAACTATACAAAAATGCAGAAATCTATTCGTTGCAGGTGTCCCGTAGCATCTCCGCCAAGGGCAGCAGCAGAAAAAAAGCAAATGAACTTATCGCAGTCTATTCATGATTACTAATCTAAAACGAAAGACCATCAAACAGCACTTAGTGATGTGTGCAACTATGGGAATCTGTAGTAATGTGCAAACACCGAAAGAATGGGCACAACTTATGGGTTATAAGGTCCATTCTGTTCGTCATGCTAACCTCGCTGCTCTAAATGTGGCGGCAGCAGGTAAAGAATTGAATAGAGAAATGGGTTACGATTACATTTATGAGCATTTTCCTCTATGGTCACACAATAAGAAGTATAGTCCTATGTGACAGTTGATTGAACTGTCCACCATCGCTTGCAAAGCACCTCAAAGGGTGCAATACTATAAGAGTCAAAGGAAACGATCAACCCCATGGCAACACACGCATCCCGCCGCACTGACAAGACTGGTAAGGATTTCGAGAACCTATGTGAATATATCTTGTGCCTCTCTGGTGTTAATGTAGAGGAGCAAGTAAATATCGGTTTGCGTCCCACTGGTGGTGCTCACAATACAGACCTAATCGTTGATGAGGAAGTTATTGTTTCTCTGAAATATCAGGACGTTGCTGGTACTGCTGAGGAGAAGATTCCATACGAGCAGATGTGCTTACAGCACGCATGTGAGACTTATGGATATAAAAAAGCAGTCATAGTTCTTGCTGGTCCTGGTTGGACACATGACGATTCTTATCGTGAAAATGTGTTTGGACAGTGGATGAATACTCCTGATGTTTCTATCATCAACTTCGACGAATTTCTTGATGAGTTTCAACTATGGGAAACCTTCCTGTCTGAAATCCTGTGACAGTTAGTTAAACTGTCCACTATCATTTGCAAAGCACCTTAAAAGGTGCAATACTATAAAAGTCAAAACAAACACCCATGACAAACCTCACCAAACTGGTAAAAGATATTGAGATGGGCAATCGTCCTTCCAATGACATTGACATCACTCAATTTTTCATTAAATTAAGTAATGGTGAATATGTTCCTGATATGAGTACACGTATTCAGGTGCGTAATCGAGATCGTGATGTAGATTTTGTTGAGCGAACTGTTAATAAGATTAACAAAACTGGTGATAGAAGTAAACTTTCTACCCTGACTACTGTATTCTTTCCTAAGACAAATGTAGTAAAACTTCTCAACGGAAACCATACTGCTGAGATCGAGTTGTTGTTGGGACTGCGAAAGGCATGTGCTAACTCTATCAATTTTGATACAGAGTTGGGTGGTAAAATGTCACTGGCACGGCGTCTTGGTAATCTACTCAACCGTGAGGAAGTAGAACGCAATTCTACTTCTTCTGATGACGTAAGAGGAGAACTCTATGCAATCATGGACGAACGTATTGCTGAAGGAAAAGATGCAAAACCTTCAGAAGATGAACTTCAAGAACTAATCGATCTATATCCTTTTGTTAGTCGCTTAACAATTGGGCAATGGATTTCTTATCACGCTCAGGGTGGAAGCAGACGTTCTCCTTTGAAATCTTACTCAGGAGAAGAACTTAAGCAACAGAAAGAATTTTACACTAAGCAGAGAAAGTATCGTGATTATGTAATCCTGGCACCTCGTACACTTGGTGCATGGGAGAGTACAGGAGTTGCACAATCATTCATTCAATGTAAGAATGAAAATAAGACTAAGGTTCTTGTTCCATTCTATTGTGCTTCTGTTGCAGAGTCTGAAAAACTTGAGAAAGGCGAAGATGTAAAAATTGAAAACTTTTATAGGGAACTTGGTGCATACTATGGTCTCACTTTTGAGGTTGATTTTCTGAGTTGTGAGTGACCTGTGACAGTCGCTGAACTGGTCTGGACCCCTTGACTGGGGTCCATTTTTATGCCATACTATAAGAGTCAAAGGAACGCCATTCAATGCAACTCCGTCCCCACCAGCAACGCGCCTTCGATGCTATGCAGGAGCATGATTGTGGTCAGGTGATCATCCCCACTGGCGGTGGTAAGACTTACATCATGATCGCAGATGCTCTGCATCGTGCTGCACAGGGTCAAACCATTGTTGTTGTTGCTCCACGCATCTTGCTCGCTAATCAACTCTGTGAGGAGTTTATGGAGCATATTAGTGGCACTTGGACGCATGTCTGTCATGCACATAGTGGAGAAACTCACTACTTCAGCAGCACAAAACCTGAGAAGATTGCACTCTTCAATGATACTGCGCGTGCTGCTAGTGAGTCCTGCATTATATTCACCACCTATCATTCTCTGCACCGCGTTGTAGATAGTGGCATCAATATCGACACTATCTATTTTGATGAGGCACACAATGGTTGCGGTCGTCACTTCCACAAGGCAGTATTTGCCACGGCACAGTATGCCAAGCGTCGTTACTATTTCACTGCTACTCCTAAGAATGGTCGTGGTGTGAGTCTTTCCCGTGGCATGAATAACACCTCTGTTTATGGTCGCACTCTGTGCAATGTTCCTGCTGCTGAGTTGATCGCTGCTGGTGCAATCGTTCCCCCTAAAATTGTTGCTTTCGAGACGAGTCGCACTCGTAACAAGTACAACGCGCACGAGGTTGATGGTGACAACCTGAAGGATATGTTCGAGCAACTCGATGTATTCCAGAATCCTAAAGTCTTGGTGGCAGCACCATCTAGCAAAGTCTTGGGTAACATGCTCGGACAGACTGACATTCTTGATTACTTCTACCGCAAGGGATATGACGTGATGCACATCACCTCTAAGTTTGGTGCTATCATCAACGACAAGAAAGTAGGACGCGAGGAGTTCTTCCAGACTCTGCAATCGTGGGGTGCTGATGACTCTAAGAAGTTTGTTATCTTTCACTATTCCATTCTGTCTGAGGGTATCAACGTGCCTGGTCTGACACATACAATCTTGCTGCGTAATCTGCCCATCGTAGAGATGGCACAGACAATCGGTCGTGTTATCCGTGTCCATCAAGATGACCGCCGTGATGTTGCTGAGGGTCGCATTCCTGCTGGTGCGTTTCACCTCTACAAGAAATCTGAGGGCATTGTTACTATGCCAACAGGTTACAAGATGGGCAACGCTATTGCACAAAGATTGCAGAACGTTGTTAATGCCATCTTCATCGAAGGTATTCCTCCCGTTGCATTCTGCTAATGACACCAACAACAACTGACTCCACTTGGTTTACACACACATCCGACAAATTGTATGATCGGCATTATTACACCATCAACAAAAAACGGTTTGATGACTATGAGCAACTCAGAGCATATTGGTGGCAACAAACTATCACAAATCAAACGGTGATTGTCCATGACTATAAAAAGAAGAACGGGTTTAGTTAGTATCACTTAGTCTTTTTTCCATAAC